TTAGAGTTTCATATTGGATGCGCTTATGGCGTTACCGAGTTCTGTGAGACTTTCCACGAAGGCTGCGTATTTGCATATGTCAGTCATCTTAGATTTTCTTTTGCTATTTCCGAGAATGCTATAGATATAATCTCTTGACTGTTCGATTATATATGTTGGCGTTGTGTCGTGCTCGTTGTTGAATAACATGGATTTGAAGTTCTGAAAAAAAGAATAAATTTCATAATCTATAGAATTGTCATTCCGCTGCATGTATTCGAGAAGCATATCGATATAGCGCAAAGCTGAGTGTACGTACAGGATAGAGTTTTCGTTTATGTACAGTACGGTTTCCGGCACAAAGAAAGATGGATGTGCGAAACCTTTTATGCTGTGCAGGGCTTCCATTTTCTGGGTGGCTGACTGGTTGAACGAGTAACGGTTTTTGTATTGTTCAATGATAGAGAGCGTGTCCGCTGAATTATTTTTTGCTATTACGCGCCGTCTCTCGTTGATGTACAGTTTTAACTCCAATAGAAGAAAATATATATCCGGGGATGAAAAACGCTGCGAGTTTTTGATATACGGAAATGAACCTGTCATTCTTCTGAAAAATGAGTCTGCTGTGGCATAATTGTTTATTATGCTGATGGCTGCATCTACATTGAAATTCTGGACAAATTCCCTGGTTGCGGGCTGATACACTGTCTCGTTGTCAATGCGGGATACATAGGAACTAAGAAAGATTATCTTCTCTTCTGCGGTGAGTTCGTATCCGTTGAGGTTACAATAATTGATGGCGGAACAGGGGGCATCGGTTTGTGTTTCGGCATTGTTTAAGTCTGTCATAATGATCTCCTTTGTTTTTGTATGGATAAAAATGTAGCACTTTAACGCGATAAGTGGTAGGATATTTATGGATACAAAATTGTACAATATGTATAATTTTACAATGTATGAATAGCTAGAAGAATCAAGGGTTTATGCTGTGTACGACAATTGTGAGAGAGCCTTTAGGGGCAATTTAGGGGCAAAAAAATAAAAGATGACCATTCAGTGTGAAAACTGAGTGGTCATTTTTTTTAGTTGATAATTGATATTGTGTCGACAGCCGCATTGTCTTTTTGCTTCATTTTTTTAGTGATATGAATGTAAATAGCTTTTGTTATTTTGTCGTCATGGTGGCCTAGACGGCGGGATATCTGTTCTGCTGACATAGTTTCTGCCAGAATCGATGCGTGTGTGTGGCGCAACTTGTGCGGAGTTATCTCTCTGCCAAGAACTTCAGAGGCGGCTGTCTTCAAGTGTAGGTTATAGGTTCCATAGGATAAATAGCCGCCTGTCTTCAAGTGCGGCATAAAAAGTGTGCTTTTAATTCCATTTTCAAACATTGTTTCTTTTCGCCAAAGTCTGAGTTTTTTTATAAGTAAGAGAAGCTCAGGTTGTATATGAAGATTTCTGATTGAATCACTTGTTTTGGCTGACGTTGCGTATTTGGTTGCAGGGTAGTAAGTCTTGGTAACACGAATAGTTTTGGATGTAATATCCACGTCTGAATCTTCAAGTGCCACAAGCTCCCCAATCCTCATGCCTGTAAGAATCAGAAAATAGGATATATAGTAGTCCTGCCAGTGGTTATTGCATATAAAGTAATTAAGTAATTTTGTTATCTCATCATGTTCCAGATATTCATTGCTGATGTCATATACCTCTGGTATTTCGTCGGAGCTCTCTTCACTGATATAGTCGAGTTTTAATAGTATATCATGATTTGAGTGATAGTCGTTTTTCACCCCCCATTTTAGAGCGAATTTCAGATATTTTATATATCCGTTTATTGTGCTGATTTTTTTACCGGTAGCAAGAAGTTGATCATATATATAGCGGGGAGAAAGTTTGTCAACGAGGACATCATTACCGATTGTGCTTACACAACGATATATATATGATTTCTCAGTTACAATTGTACTTTCTTTCCTCTTGCACTGCCGCAATGATGCTATATAAGCATCAGCCAGCTCCTTGAGCGTTGTATCTGATCGGACAGGAGAGGAAGTCTCGGCTTTCTCAATCTTCCCGGCAAGGATCCTTGCCGCCTTGTTTCTGTTCTGCGGTGATGCCTTAGGCATCGTCACAGTGACCTTCTTCACCTTCTCTGTGAGCGGATCTGTGTACCTCTCACAATACTTTACGGTTCCATTTTTTTGTATTTCTGACCACATAATATCAACTCCTATCTAAAAATAGGCATAAAAAATAAGCCTACTAAAATGAGAAGGCTTATGATATAATGTAGCTTGATCAGAGCGTTATTCATAAGCCTTCGGTTTGTGGGTAACTTCCCTCAGGTGTTCCACCACCTGGGGGATTTAATAACAAGTCCTTAGCAACGTCCTCCCGCTATGAGGGAAGTGACAACGCTCTGGACTTTTATTTATTTTTATCAATCATCTTCTTAACAGCTTTATCAAAGTCTGACTCTATTTTTTGGTTTTTGTTGAACAACGAATATTCTTTCTCTGCTTTAGCTTTTGCAGCCTTTGAGGATATATATCCCTTGTCAGGCAGAATATTATATCTTCTGAATGTAAGAAACTCATTTACACTATTGGCAAACTCTTCCATGGTAAATGTGTTCTCACGTTCTATAAGGTCTTCAATATAATCAAAATATCCGGTAACAGTACGTTCAAGCTGACGAATTTGCTTTTCGTCAAGATAGTTCTTTGCTATAGAGACATCGGATTTTAAAACTCTGCCATCTGGGGCGTTTTTCCATGTAACAAGTCCCATGTGCTCTTTTGTGTGATCGGCAGAGGTATATACTTTTTCAGCAGCAGTTTGTCCAGTGATTGCATAATGAAATTTATTTTGTACCATTGCGTAAAAGTCATGAGTGATCTGTGAATTTTTATCATAATCTATACTGCACTCTGCGAATATATCTGTAATCTGTTGCCATATTCTGCGTTCGCTGGCTCTGATCGAACGAACTCTTTCAAGAAGTTCTCTAAAGTAATCTTTGCCAAATGCGGTTTTGCCCTGTTTAAGACGTTCATCATCCAATACAAAGCCCTTTGTTATATATTCTTTTAAAATGTTGGTTGCCCATATTCTAAAGTGTGTAGCTCGTATGGAGTTGATTCTATATCCTACCGATATTATGGCATCCAGATTGTAAAACATAGTCTCTTTTGATTGGGTTTTGCCGTCTAATGCTCCATGTGGAGTGGTTGTTTCCATTTTGGAAATAACCACTTCCTTGTTTAATTCGCCATCGGCAAATATGTGAGACAAATGCTTATTGATGGCTGGAATCTGGACACCAAATAACTCAGCCATACCTTTTTGTGTGAGCCATATGGTATCGTCCTTTATCAAAGCATTAACAGATACATCCTCTTGTTCTGTTTTATATAAGAGAAATTGAAATTCTTGCATAAGTATATCCCTTCATTTGTTAATTATTTTTGCAATCCATGCGCATAAGCCTCAATAACATCGGCAGAGCCTTTGTTGAAGTCGTCCCTGTCTATGTGTCCGATAGCGTGGATATAAGCGTCATTTAGCTGTTCCTGAGTGAATCGTGAATTGAGGAAGATAGTGTAAGAGCCATCTTCGTTACTGGTCACGGTTTCTTTAATCTTGGTAGATTTTAAATCCATCATCTGTACGTTTATATATTCCAAAGAAATCATCCCTTTCAAATGTAATCAGAAAAACAATAACAAAATCAGTGGGATGTTTTATGTGCATTATCGTTTCTCTTTATTCTTGAGAGCCATGAGCATTGTGTGAACTGTCTCCAAGTCCTCTGGCTCTGCGTCCCTTGCGGCATCGAAGAGAAGAGAGAGCTGCTTGTTCTCGAATATCTCTTGTGCCTTCTGAGCAGTTTCTTCATCAAAATAGTAAGATGGTTTTGAATCACCTTCAACAATCAGATCCCCAGGTTCAACATGTAAATAATTTGCTATATCTATAATCGTATCGAGTTTAGGCACTCTTGCTCCAGAGCACCAGCCGGATACAGTAGATTTGTCATAACCCAATGCATTCACCATATCGGACTGAGTTTTACCATTAAGATTAAGATAATATTTTAATAATTTTGCGAATTGGTTAGTTCCCATCTCTTTCACACTCCTTTAATATTGATTATACTCATTTTGTGGAATATAGCAATGCAAAAAGTAAAAAAAGTTTGCAAAATGTATTGACAGTTTGCAAAATGCGGAGTATTATTCAAGTATGCTCAATGAAAGGAGATGATAGTTTTTGCTGCCAATTAAAATTAAATTAGCTGCCGTTAGAGTAAATGCAGAGCTTTCACAGCAGGAATTGGCTGATAAAATGGGAGTATCAAGAGCTACTATAGGCAGTTGGGAAAGCTACAATACTAAGATGTCTAAAGCAGATTTGTGTCTCTTTGCAAGCATTTGTGGATTCCCAGAGGAAAATATTTTTTTACCATATGAGTTTGCAAAATGTGGACTAAACGGATAAGAGAAAGGAGAGGCATGATAAAGAAGATAAAAGCAAAGCTCAAGGAGCCGTACTTCATGGAAGATCTTTGGTGCGATTATATCAGACCTGGAGTGATGGGACTGATAGGAGCAGCCATAGGCATAGCTACAGTAATCGTAATAAGACTGTTGTGATGACGGCACTTGCAACACCAACCAGTATAGGGACGATTATTTGCGTAAGCAGATATTGGGTATCAAACCACTGATTCTGTTCAACTACATATATACCATCTTTGGTAAGTGATATTGCAGATTCGGCGGCAAGCTTTTCCGATGGGATTCCCTGATAATCAACGATTACAGGAACGTAGGATAAGAGTTCACCTTTGATAAGATTGTTTACTTCATGCTTGCTGAATTTACCAGAAAGAGACATATAGGTGACAGGTCGGAAATGACGATGGTGGACATAATTCAATATTTTGATATCTGATTTTGTGACAGGCATAAGATCCCCCCCTAGTTTTTTATCAATTATATCACAGGAAAGGAGATGAGAGCAATGAGCAGAGCAACATCAAGCCTGCAGGTGACAGGCATTAGCTACATAAAAGCATCACCTTATGTCAGTAAGGCTCAGATGATGCAGATGTTTAGCATATCTCAGAGCACCGCAAGCCGCAGAATATCTGATCTGGATAGATATGTTCAGAATGGCAGATATGGACCATACACAATCTTGGATGGAGCTGGTGTGACATGGGTGAACTACTTAGCATTGGTTGACTATCTGAGATATAAGAAAGAGCTTGATAAGGGCTACAGAGTACCACCATTTGACCCCGGAAAAGTTGCAAAAGCTATTGGATGGGGTGAGATGACATCAGATATGAGGTAACACGAAAAAAGCACCTTTGGAATTGCAGTTCCGCCGGTGCAAATAAGAAATAACTCAAGAAAATCATAGCAGAAAAGGGGAAGAAAAGCAATGAAGAGGAAGAACTTAGACACAAAGGCTGTCAAGGCCGTGGGCCTTGTAATAATGAGCATTTTGTTTTTGCTGTTGGCATACAACATCATATTCAATGCAGAAGTGCTGCTTGCACTGCCGGCGGTAGGATTGGTGGCGTACTTGCTTGGAACCGTGTTCACGGAGCTGGGACTTTATGGCGTGCTTGAACTTATGAACAGCATTGAAGATGCCAGAGAGGAATAGAACATGGTTGAGATGAAGGTGCTCGGAAGTCATGAAGAGTGGCTTAAGGCAAGAACCAAGATAGGCGGGTCGGATGCCTCGGCGATCTTTGGGATGAGCCCATACAAGACAAACGTGGAACTGTTTAAAGAGAAAGCATACGGCATAGAGCCGGAGGACATATCAGATAAGCCTTATGTCAAGTATGGAACAGAGGCAGAAAAGCATCTGAGGGAGTTATTCAAGTTGGATTATCCACAGTATCAAGTTGGATATGTGGAAAACAACATGTTCACGAATGATAAGTACCCATGGGCGCATGCAAGCCTTGACGGATGGCTTATGGACCGGGATGGACGCAATGGTGTGCTTGAGATCAAGACCACAGAGATCCTGCAGTCAAGTCAGAAGAAAAAATGGGATAACAGAGTGCCAGATAACTATTACATACAGGTGCTTCATTACTTGATGGTGACAGAGTTTGAATATGCGGTACTCAAGGCACAGCTCAAGTTTGAAATTGATGGAGAGGTATATTTGCAGACCAAACACTATCCGATAGAGCGGTCGGAGGTAGAGGATGACATCCAGTATCTTATTGATGCTGAGAGAGAGTTCTGGGAGAGCGTACAGGTGAAGAAAGAGCCGCCGCTGATACTTCCGGAGATATAGGAGAGATGCAATGTATTACAACGAATGTCCACAGTGCGGTGCTTGCCTGGACCCGGGCGAACACTGTGACTGCGAGGAAGAGAGACAGCGACAGACAGCACGCATTATGGCAATGGTGCGAGAGAACAAGGAGAGTCACCAGATGGAGCTGGTGCTGAATTAGGAGGTTAAAAATGGAATTAAGAGTTAATGAGGTAGCGATACCAGAGAAGATTGATTTTAACTATGAGGAGCTCAAGGCTGAGCTTACATCTAAGGTCTCATTTTATGAGACGCTTGTCTACACAGATGACCAGATCAAGGACGCAAAGGCAGACAAGGCCAATCTGAACAAGCTGAAGAGAGCCCTCAATGATGAGCGCATCAGAAGAGAGAAAGAATACATGCAGCCGTTTAATGTGTTTAAGGCTCAGATCAACGAGATCATAGGCATTATAGACAAGCCTATAGCGGTGATAGATGAACAGGTCAAGGCATACGATGAGAAACGCAAAGCTGAAAAGCAGAAAGCCATTGAAGATCTGTTCTCTCAGATAGGTTTCCAGAACTTTGTCACGTTGGAAAAGATCTGGGATCCTAAGTGGTTGAATGCATCGGCATCGATGAAGAGTATAGAAGATCAAATGAAGTCAAGAATGTATGAGATCGGCAATGGAGTGCTTACACTCAGTCAGCTCCCGGAGTTTGGCTTTGAGGCTACAGAGGTATTTAAGGAGACATTAGACATTAACAAGGCCATTTCTGAGGCTAAGAGAATGTCAGAGATTGCCAAGGCAAAGGCAGAAGCTGAGGCAAGGAGAAAGGCTGAGGAAGAGTCACGAAAAGCAGCAGAAGAGGCAAGACGAAAGGCTGAGGAAGAGCGCAAGGCACAGGAAAAGGTTGCCGAGGAGCAGAGAGCCGCAATGGCAAAGGCTATGACACCACCAGAGGAGGTACAGCCGACACCAGTACAGGAGTCACAGCCGGAACCACAGAAGATGGTAGTCAAGTTTGAGGTAGAACTTACAACAGAAGATGCAACGGCTCTGAGAGAGTTCTTCCAGAGCAGAAATATAACATTTAGAGCGATTAAGTAGGAGGTAACAAGATGATTAAGTCAGAAATGGGATCAGTATCAATGAGAGGAACAACACCTGTGCTTATATCAGAATTAGCACTTGCAATGAAGAGTTTAAGAGAGTCGCTTGTTAAAAGATATGGAGAGGTTGCTACAGAAGAAATGATAAGCAGAGCCATGGAAGCGTCCAAAGCTGAGGGAGACCTTGACGAGATTATGAGTGACCTCATAGATGATGTTTTATTTAAGATATTGCCAAAAGCCAATATAAACAAGGACAACATAAGGGAAATGCCACAGGCTCTGAAAGAGGTACTGCACAAGATGTTAGAAGATATGATTATGCATTAGGAGGATCAAGATGATTGTATTAAATAAAGGTTCAGTACAGTTGGAAAGGTCAACAATAATGTTGATCGCTGAAATGATAACAGCCATAAGCGGAGTGCGATCTATCGTTGAAGAAGATTTTGGAACAGATGTGGCAAATCAGTTTATAGACAAGGCTGTAGAGATTGCAAAGCAGAATAACAGCGAGATTGATATTTTAGAATTGGCAACCGAGTTAGCGGAGGTAGAAAATAATGGCAGTAAATAACAGTTTAGTAGCAAAAAGTAAAGCACAGCAGAATCTGGGAATTACAGAGTATCTTACAAAAGATGCAATCAAGAATCAGATCAACAAGGTGGTTGGTGGAAAGAATGGACAGAGGTTTATATCTGCTATCGTATCAGCATATAATACCAACCCTACACTTCAGGAGTGCACGAATCAGTCGATTCTTTCAGCTGCACTTCTCGGCGAGAGCTTACAGCTTTCACCATCCCCACAGCTCGGACACTATTACATGGTCCCATTCAACAATACAAAGACTGGTGTCAAGGAAGCTCAGTTCCAGATGGGATATAAGGGATATATTCAGCTGGCTATCCGTTCTGGTCAGTATAAGAGACTGAATGTTGTCGCAATCAAGGAAGGGGAGTTGGAATACTTCGACCCACTCAACGAGGATATCAAGGTCAATCTCATGGTTGATGACTGGGGCAAGCGTGAAGAGGCTGAGACAATCGGCTACTATGCAATGTTTGAGCTCGTGAACGGATTCAGGAAGGCAATGTACTGGAGTAAGGCTCAGATGCTTGCTCATGCGGACAAGTATGCACCGGCATTCTACAAGGACGCTGGAAAGGTCAAGACAAAGTACGGAGAGAAGCAGAGAGTATCATATGCTGACTATGAGGCTGGCAATTATGATCCGAGAGATTCATGGATGTATTCATCATTCTGGTACAAGAATTTTGATGGAATGGCTTACAAGACAATGCTCCGTCAGCTAATCAGTAAGTGGGGAGTAATGAGCATAGATCTCCAGAAAGCATTTGAGGGTGACATGGCAACCTTGGACGCTGAGGGACATCCTACATACGTTGAGAATGACAATGATGAGTATGTGGAAGCCACAGCAACAGAGATGAATGAACCAGAAGCACAGGCTCCACAGGCAGAGCCACAGGATACTCAGAATACACAGAACAGTGTTCAGGATCCACAGCCAGCACCGGCAGAAAATCCACAGCCAGAGATGAACGCTGCCGAGGCGGCACTATTTGGAAGTTTCAAGTAGGTTACATTGACATTACATTTAATACATCACAAGCACAGTAACGTAATGTCTTAGCATATATCCCTGTTGCTCTTATTTGAGGGCGGCAGGGGGAAAGGAGCATTGATGGCTTGGAACAGGTCAAGAGCCAAGTACGGCAACAGGAAAGCTGTAATAGACGGCATCACATTTGACAGCGAAAGAGAAGCACACAGATACACAGAGTTAAAGATCCTTGAGAAAGCGGGCAAGATAACCGGTTTACAGCTTCAGAGAGAATTTGAACTGATACCAGCTCAGAGAGAACACACGAATGAGATATATGAAAAAGGCCCCAACAAGGGCAGATTCAAACCGGGAAAGCTCCTGGAGCGTAAGTGCTCATACATAGCGGACTTCGTTTACTGGGATGGATTTGAAATGGTTGTGGAAGATACAAAGGGCATGAGAACAAAGGAATACATCATAAAGCGCAAGTTGATGCTTTATAAGTATGGAATACGAATCAAGGAGGTGTGAGCCACATGGGAAATAAAGGGAGCTTTGTCTTTTATACCGAATATAGAGAGCATTTGTCGATGCTGCCACCGGAGCAGGTCGGTGAGTTAATGTTTGCTCTGATGGACTACCAGGAGACAGGCGAAGTTCCAGATCTTCCAAAAGGTAGTGCACTTGCCATGTGTTTTTCTTTTATCAAGGCACGCATGGACAAGGACAACTCCAAGTATGAGGAAAAATGTGAGCGCAACAGATCAAACGGCAAGAAGGGCGGCAGGCCTACAAAGGAAACGGATAATCCTGAAACCGAGGAAAACCCAAATAAACCGAATGGTTTTTCTGAAAACCGAACGGTTATTTCTGAAACCGAGAAAAACCCAACCGAACCCAAAAAAGCCGATAATAATAATGAATATGATAATGATAGTGATAATGAGGAGTATATACATACTCCTACTAAGGCACGTGCGTGCGCACATGCGGAGGTGGAGAAGCCACGTAAGAAGTCTGAACCGGTCAAGTATAGCGATGATCCAGAGCTTAATGATGCCATCGTAGAGTTCATCAAGTTCCGTAAGGACATCAAGAAGCCTATGAGCGACAGGGCCATAACGCTGATGATGAACAAGCTGGAGTCGTTATCGCATGATAAGCATGAACAGGTACAGATTCTCAATCAGTCGATAATGCAGGGATGGACAGGCCTATATGCGCTTAAGGATGACGGTAAGAGCCGAGGACAGCCACGGAACGTGAATCCAAATGGATTTGCAAACTTCAAACAGACAGATCATTCTGAGCAGCTTGGACAGCTTGAGAAGATGCTGGCTGATGAGCTGAATAATAAATAACACACGAAAGGAGCCGAACCTCCGGCCGGGGTAATGCTATAGCGGGTTTCTGAGAAGTGAATGACATACAGAGAGTTTTTAGAGAGCAAGATAGAGCTTGCTACTGACAGCGGCTTTGAGGTCGATAAGAGCCGCATAAATAAAGCCCTAAAGCCACATCAGAGTGATGCGGTGGCATGGGCGCTGAAGGGTGGACGTAGAGCCTTGTTTGAGTCGTTTGGGCTTGGCAAGACTGCACAGGAAATAGAGTTTTGCCACCTTGCAGCAGAACATACCGGCGGTAGAGCGTTGATTGTATTACCGCTTGGAGTTAAGCAGGAGTTTACAAGGGATGCTGTGGAGCTCCTGGGCTATGAGAAGCCAGAATATTGCCGAACCATGGAAGAGGTTGAGGCAAGCACAAGTCAGATCGTTCTGACGAACTATGAGAGAGTGAGAGACGGAGATATAGATCCATCGTATTTTGCGGCAACCTCACTTGATGAAGCATCCGTGCTTAGATCATTTGGATCTAAGACATACCAGACGTTCCTTGACAAGTTCAAAAATGTACCTTACAAGCTCGTAGCGACCGCTACACCATCACCGAACAAGTACAAGGAGCTTATACACTATGCTGGATATCTTGAAGTCATGGACACAGGACAGGCACTTACAAGATTTTTCCAGAGGGATTCAACAAAGGCAAATAACCTGACACTGTACCCGAACATGGAGGATGAGTTCTGGTTGTGGGTAAGTAGCTGGGCGCTGTTCATCACAAAACCTTCAGACATCAACCCTGATTATTCCGATGACGGCTATGTGCTCCCTCCACTGGATGTGAGGTGGCACGAGATACCAATACACTACGGAGATTCAGTTGACAGGGACGGCCAGATGGAGCTTTTCACTCAGGCTAGTACAGGACTTAAAGAAGCCGCAAAGATCAAGCGTGAGAGCATAGATGCCAGGGTTGAGAAGATGAAGGAGATAGTTGACAGTTCGCCGGAGGAACATTTTATTCTGTGGCATGATCAGGAAGCAGAAAGGCACGCTATCAAGAAAGCCCTGCCGGAGACAGTGGACATATACGGATCCATGGACTACGACCTTAGGGAGCAGAGAGTCATAGACTTCAGCAATGGCAAGACAAGGCTATTTGCTACCAAGAAGTCAATCAGTGGTTCAGGATGTAACTTCCAGCGATTCTGCCACCGGGAGATATTTGTTGGCATTGACTATGAGTTCAATGACTTCATACAGGCGGTGCACAGGTGTTACAGGTTTCTGCAGCAGGACACAGTAGTTATAGACATCATCTACATGGAGAATGAGCGGGAGATCAAGGACGCATTGATCGAGAAGTGGAAGAATCATAATCACATGGTCAAGAAGATGATCGAGATCGTGAAGAAATATGGCCTTGATTCGGCAAACAAGACGGAGAGATTGGAAAGGAAGATGGGTGTGGAAGGTACAAGAGAAGAGAGAACGGTAAGAGGCAAGCATTATGAGGCTGTGTATGGCGACTGTGTGGAAGAGACAAGGACAATGGAGAGCAACAGTGTTGACCTGATACACACATCAATACCATTTGGCAACCACTACGAGTATTCAGCAAATTATAACGATTTCGGACACAATCAGGATACAGAGCGGTTCTTTGAACAGATGGACTTCCTGACACCGGAGCTTTTGAGGGTGCTGAAGCCGGGAAGAGTGGCAGCCATCCACGTTAAGGATAGAGTGCTGTTTGGAAATGCAACAGGCACAGGCATGCCGACTATTGAGCCGTTCCACGCTGACTGTATAGAACACTATATGCGTCATGGCTTCCAGTATTTCGGAATGATAACAGTGGTTACGGATGTTGTAAGAGAAAACAACCAGACATACCGGCTCGGATGGACTGAGCAGTGCAAGGATGGCACCAAGATGGGGGTGGGATGCCCTGAATACATTTTGCTGTTCCGTAAGCTGCCTACGGACCACAGCAAGGCATATGCTGATGAGCCTGTCACAAAGTCCAAAGACGAATACACAAGGGCACAGTGGCAGATAGATGCTCATGGATACTGGAGAAGTTCAGGAGACAGGCTGATAAGCAAAGAGGAGCTTGAGGGTGTATCTGTGGATAACTTACAGAGAGTGTACAGACAGTACAGCAGAGAGCACGTATACAACTATGAGGAGCATGTGGCACTTGCAAAGTATCTTGATACTGACGGCAGACTTCCAGCTACATTTATGGTGGTAGCTCCGGGATCTTGGAATCAGCTTGAGGTATGGGACGACATCAACAGGATGAGGACACTCAACACGACACAGAGCAGACGAAGGGCAACGATGCACGTGTGCCCGCTGCAGCTTGATATTGTTGAGAGGATTATCAACAGGTACAGCAATCCGGGCGATGTGGTATATGATCCGTTCGGCGGTCTTATGACAGTACCAATGATGGCGGTGAAGATGCACAGGTTCGGCAAGGGATGTGAGCTCAATCCGGATTACTTCAGAGATGGTGTTGGCTATCTGCAGTCCGAGGAGAATGAGGTTGACTCACCGACGTTGTTTGATTTTCTGGAGGTGGGCGACGAGTGATAAATGGAGAGCTTATTGTTGATAATTTCGCCGGAGGTGGTGGAGCATCAACAGGGATTGAGATGGCTACAGGGTACAGCGTTGATATAGCAATCAATCATGATCCGGAAGCCATCAGGATGCATAAGGTCAACCATCCAAACACAAAGCATTACTGTGAAAACGTGTGGGCGGTTGACCCTGTGAAAGCCTGTGAGGGACACCCGGTAGCTCTTGCCTGGTTCTCCCCGGACTGTAAGCATTTCAGCAAGGCCAAGGGTGGCAAGCCAAAGGATAAGAACATCAGAGGCCTTGCATGGGTAGCATGCAGATGGGCGGCACTTGTGAGACCGAGAGTGATTATGCTTGAGAATGTCGAAGAGTTCAAGACATGGGGACCGCTCAACAGAGGACATCATCCGATAAGGGCAAAGCAAGGAGATACATTCAGGCAATTTGTAAAGCAGCTCAATGAGCTGGGGTATGAGGTACAGTTCAGAGAGCTTGTGGCGGCAGACTACGGAGCACCGACTAAAAGAAAAAGGTTCTTTATGATCGCAAGGTGTGATGGTGTACCTATCATGTGGCCAAAGCCTACGCATGCACCGGCAGACAGTGAAGAGGTCAAGGCGGGACTGCTCAAGCCTTATGTTGGGGCATATACACAGCTTGATTTCAGCCTGCCATGTCCGAGCATCTTTGATACATCAGAGGAGATCAAGGAGAAGTACGGCATTCGGGCGGTGAGGCCACTTGCACCAAAGACTATGCAGAGGATTGCAAGAGGGCTGAAGAAGTTCGTTCTGGATAATCCGGAGCCGTTTATAATTCAGTGCAATCACGGCGGTGAGAGAAAGCCACAGGACATAAGAGATCCAATGCCGACAATCACAGGCAAGCACGGATATGGAGTTGTAGAACCGAGGCTTGCGCCTTATATGGGAACAAATACAACCAATCATCCCGGTGGAAATTGCAGAGAACCGATACATACGATTACCACAGGGAATCAGCAATGTCTCATAAGCCCTACACTTATCCAATACCATTCGGAGACCAATTCAGATGAGGTAAGAGGTCAAGGCATAGAGAATCCGATCATGACAGTGGACAGTTCAAACAGATATGGCCTTGTGACTTCGTTCCTCAGCAAGTTTTACAAGACAGGGATAGGACAGGATGAGAGAGAACCGCTGCATACAGTGACAACATCAGCCGGACATTTTGGAGAGGTCAGAGCATTCTTGATTAAATACTACGGAGAGGGTACAGGACAGGACATAGAACAGCCGCTTGACACAGTGACATCAAGAGACCGGTTCGGTCTTGTAACAATCCAAGGCGTTGAGTATCAGATAGTGGATATTGGTCTCAGGATGCTTGAGCCAAAGGAGTTATATGGGTGCCAAGGGTTTCCGGATGATTACATCATAGATCATGACAACACAGGTAAGACATATTCAAGAAGTGAACAGGTTAAGAGATGTGGAAATGCAGTCTGTCCACCTATACCGGCGGCGATGGTGAGGTCGAATCTTCCAGAGCTTTGTGTAAGAAAAAGGATGCCAAACATGAGGATAGGCGAAGAAGAGAACGGACAGTTGTGTTTTGTTTAAAGAAAGGAGAACACATGACAGAATTTGAGATAGATGCAATATTCAACACCATCTGCCGACCTGGGCGGGTGGTGAAGATCCTCACAAAGAACGGAAAAGAGGAGAATATCCCGGTGAGGGGTTGGAAGCGATGGACAATAGTTGAGGCATATGAACACCATGTACTGATGCAGAGTGAAATGGGCTACCATGAGAGCTTCAGCAACACAGACATAAGAGAGATGATCAGGAAGGGGGAAATACGATGGAAATAACACCAGAGAGAATAGAGAATTGCAAAACTTGCAAATACAAATATAGAGACGAGTCACAGGAACCATGCGCACACTGCACCAAGAATGCAGTTGACAACTATGAGCCGATGACCAACGGCGACTACATCAGGTCGCTTGGTGATGCGGATCTTGCGCCGATCATCATGTGTCCGAGTGAGGTTGGATTTGACGAGATTGGATTTGACGAGATTGTGTGTCAGAGGGGTAAGCAACATTGCATAGAATGTACCCGCAGATGGCTTGAGGCGGAAAGGAAGGTTGAGGAGTGATGAGGTTAATTAGTCAGAAAGGCTGGGGCTATATAGATATTGAGTATGAAAATGGAACTATCACTATGGATTATACGAGTGAAGGAACAAGAATAATATACAGTTGGAATGACGATTCAGGAGAATGTGTAATTATGGCTGAATATAGTTCTAGGGAAAAGGCAGAAAAGGTACTGGAAGATATGACGAAGGTGTATGGAAGTTACATATCGTGTAATGGTGGCCCTGGAATCCTACAGGGTAGTGGCTATCAGCAGGCATTCTGTTTCACACCACCGAAGGTGTTCCGGTTTCCGGCAGATGATGAAGTGGAGGTGTAAGGATGGCACAGATTCCAAATGAGATCAAACAGGATCCGAACTGGGCAAGAGCAGTTGCTATCTCAAAACAGTATGCTGTAAGCACATACCCGGCTACGTGGGTGCTTAAATTCATAAACGAGTGGAATGCGGCCGTGGCAAGGTTGAGAAGATAGGAGTGTGGGAATAGATGAGATTGATTGATGCAGACTTGCTTTTACCGCAAATTGGTAACAGATATGACGAGAAAAAGGATATTGTACCGGATAATCTTGCAGAAGGTTTTGTGCAGATGGAAAAACTTATTAAGGAACAGCCAACAGCCTACGATGTGGACAAGGTTGTGGAGCAGTTAGAAAATGAGCGAAAGTTTTGGGAGAATGCATACGACGGGAATTTGGGAAAAGAGAAAGCAAGAAGTTATGGGCATGCAATCGAGATTGTGAAAGGTGGCGGTGTAGATGTCAATTAAACCGATTTTATTCAATACTGAGATGGTTCGGGCAATTTTGGACGGGAGAAAGAGTTGCACTAGACGAATTGTGAAACATGATGTTGAAGCGATTCTGAATAGTCCGTATCACAAAGAGCATCCAGAGGTGGAGGATGAGCAGATTATTAGCAAGTTATGTATACCGCCATATCAGCCGGGTGATATTTTGTATGTCCGGGAAACATTTATTCAGGCAGCAGCTAACATCTTTTGGTACAAGGCAGATGATAAATTATGGATGTCAAAAGATTTACTTTGGAAGCCATCCATTCACATGCCGAAAAAAGCCGCACGTATCTGGCTTAAGGTTACGGATGTGAGGGTGGAGCGGTTGCAGGAATGCGGAAAAGGTTGGGGCTTGGATATTGAGAAAGAAGGTATTGTAACACCACAAAACCCTATACTCTACATAAGTGATGAAAAATTCCATGAAGCGTTAAGATATGAATTTGAGAAAATGTGGAACAGCACCATCAAGAAATCCGACCTTGATTACTACGGTTGGAGTGCGAATCCGTGGGTGTGGGTAATAGAATTTGAACGATGCGAAAGAGGTGGAGTAGATGAAAGATAGATGCCTATTCAAGGCGAAAATTTGTAATGGAGAGTGGGTTGCAGGATTTTTACATTGTAAGGAAAATAAATGGTATATCAGCAATAAAGCAGGGGCACCATTTGCATTTGAAGTGCGACCAGATACTATCTGTCAGTGCACAGGCTTGAAAGATAAGAACGGCAAGCTGATATGGGAGAATGATGTTATAAAATATCATTTTGGCAATGCATATGCACAAATCAGATATGGAGCATATCAAAGCTGCTTTGATAATCAAAAAACGGAGCACATAGGATTTTATGTGGATTGGTCAGAGAGCAGGAATTATCGCAAAGACTTAGGATATTGGATAAACATGGTTAATGCAGAGGTCGTTGGCAACATCTTTGACAATCCGGAATTGATAAAGGAGAGTGATACATAATGGCCAAATGGAATATAGACACAGTTCCCAAATGTGAAAAGGGAACTACTTCAGATGAGGTTCTTGTAACGATAGAAAAAGCCTCAATAATAACAGGTGAAATATACAGTCGAGTTGTTAAGGCGGTATATATCCCACATCACAATTGTTCGTTGGAAGATTTAGAATGGAACGTGGATGATGATATCTTAGATGGGTGGGAGTATACAGAAAATGGTATTTCTTGGTGGATCCCACAGGGCTGGTATGAAGTACATGATTATTGTGATAATTACGAATACTCAAAGATTACAGATAAGGTAGTAGCCTGGAGAAAGTTGCCAAAACCTTATGAATCAAGGAAGGAGAGCGTATAGAATGGCATATGCAGGCAAATGCGATAGATGCGGCGGGTTCTATGACCTGCCGTTTGAACACGGAGCGCCGATAAGGGCAAGGATGGTTGATGTGTTCGATGATCCAGTAGAGACAAAGGATCTATGCCCAGACTGTCTAGAAGAACTACGAGATTTCCTTGATGGGGCACAGCTCAATGATCCGCTTGAAGAAAGACAGATAGGGTTTAAGACACAGGCAGATCCATATAATCACTTGATGAAAAGATTTACCCGGAAGGAGTGAGAGGATGGCAAAATCAGATAGAAAGCTACACGAAGCAAGAATGGCGGGGGCTGCATGGCTGATGAATGTCATCAAGACACAGGGCATGGAAGCAGCAGAGAAAGAACTCAAGGTCAGAGGAGCCATGTTTGTTCCGCTTGAGGTCAACCAGAAGCAGCTTGACGAAGCTGTGTATAAAATCAAACTGAATACAATAGATTGTATTTTGATAATGAGTTGCATGGTACTTCGAGATGAATTTGATTTTGGACAGAAGAGGCTTGAGAGATTCTGCGAAAGATTTAATTTAAAGACTGATGCGCTGTGTGATGAAGAAATTATCTGGGATGATCTGATACAGACACTAAAGGAAGAAACAGGCTTGGATTTCACCATCCGGGAGAACAAGTAGGAGGTGAGGCGGTGAAAGCGAAAGAGTATTTGAAACAGGTAGAGATTCTTGATGTGAAGATCAGACAGAAGAAGATAGAGCTTGCAGGACTCAAGGAAGATGCAACCTGTACAGGGGCATTTGATTATTCGGCAGAAAAGGTGCAGACAAGCGCCAAGGCTGATTCTATGAGCAATAAGGTGGCAAAGTATGTTGACCTTGAGAAAGAGATTCATGAGGACATAGAGCGGTTCACGGAGCTCAAGCATAAGGTCATAGGACAGATACATATGCTGGACGACATAACGTACATGGAGACCCTGTTCAAGAAATACATAGAGTACAAGACACTAAAAGATATAGCGGTTGAAATGAAGTATTCATATGGCAGGACAAAACATATACATGGTTTTGCACTTGAGGCATTTAGAATTAAGGTCTTGGAAAACTCAGCACCAAATAGCACCATTTAGCACCACATAGCACCTAGCAAACGTGGTATACTAGTATGGTAAAATTATATTGATTCATAAGGGACATGACTGTTTGCCATTTCGGTCGTGTCCCTTTTCTTATGCCCAGTGGTTGTACCTCCCCTTGTGAAAAGTGAACGCTGATCTCTCCCCCACTGGGCTATTTTGTTTGAGGTGTGAGATATGAGTAAGATTAAAAGGTTTGAGGTCGTGAGGCCTGAATATAGTTTTGAATACATACATCCAATACTGGGTAGATTGGCTTTACCGATAGCCATGATAAAAGTGATGGTTAGGTGCACTAAGATATACAAATTTCAGCCAACTATAAAGCTGGGTGGAGAGGTAATAAGTGTGTGTAAGCCGTTATACAAGATTGTGATTCCGAAGAGAGTGAGAAAGTAACAGAAAGAAGGTGTGACATTATGGCAAAACTGACAGCTAAACAGCAGAGATTCTGTGATGAATACTTGATTGACCTTAATGCCACACAGGCAGCTATAAGGGCAGGGTATTCAAAGAAAACAGCAAATGAGCAAGGAGCACGCTTGTTAGTAAATGTTAGTATTCAAAAGAAAATATTTGAGCTACAAAAAGAGCGTGAAAAGCGTACAGAAATAACTCAGGATAGCGTATTACATGAGCTTGCACTTATCGCATTTGCAAAGGCATCTGACTATGCAAGAGTAGTTGAAAAGGATGCCATGGTAGAAGTTGATGGGAATATGGTCCCGGTACTTGACGAGGACGGCAATCAGGTGAAATACAGGACAGTAGAGCCTATTCTGACGGATGAACTGACAGAGGATCAGAAGAAAGCTATTGCAGTTATAAAAAAGGGTCGAGACGGCTTTGAAATAAAGCCTTACAGCAAGATACAGGCGTTGGAGCTCCTGGGTAAGCATTTGGGTATGTTCACAGAAAAGGTGGAAGTGAAGAATACCACACCAAATGCATTTGAGGGGCTTACAACAGAGGAATTGAAGAAACTTATTGATAATGATTGACAGGCATGACCCTTTATTACAGCAACAGCTAAAGATAGAGCTATCAAGGAGAGAGTTTTGGCAGTATTGCAAGCTGACTTCTCCTGATTTCTATAGTAACGACAGAGCGTTCTTGCATGATCTTGCGGATAAGCTACAGTGGTTCGTAGAAGAAGCAGAGCAACAGATAATGGTGGTGAATATGCCACCAAGACACGGAAAATCACGAACAGCTACTAAATTTGTTCAGTGGTTATTTGGTAAATATGGTATAGACAAAAAGGTTATGACAGGATCATATAATGAGACCCTGTCAGGAACATTTGCAAAGGCTGTCAGGGATGTTATAGCAGAAAAGCCTACAGAGGGCATTCTGACATATGGAGATATATTCCCTGGCACAAAGATAAAGTATGGGGAGGCTGCAGCACAGAAATGGAGCCTTGAGGGCAGTCAGCAGGCTAATTACCTTGCAACTTCTCCGACAGGTACAGCAACAGGATTTGGCTGTAATATCATGATTCTTGATGATTTGATTAAAAATAGTGATGAGGCATACAACGAATCAGTGCTGCAAAAACAAATCGATTGGTTCAACAATACAATGCTCTCCAGAACAGAGAATGATTTTAAAATCATCATAATTATGACAAGATGGTCAACAAAAGATCTTGCCGGATATGTACTTGCCAACTATGACAATGTAGTTCATATCAATTACAAGGCAGTACAAGACGATGGGACAATGCTCTGTGAGGCTATCCTGTCATATAAGGATTACAAGATAAAGACCAAGAATATGAACAAGGATATAGTCCTTGCAAATTACCAGCAGGAGCCTATAGATGTCAAGGGCAGACTATACAGTCATATCAAGACATATACGGATATTCCGAGGGATAGCAAGGGTAATAACCTGTTCAAATATATATTGAATTATACAGATACAGCAGACACAGGTAGTGATTACCTGTGTTCTATTTGCTATGGCATGTATGAGAGTACATATTACATACTTGACGTTTTATACACAAAAGAGCCAATGGAAGTTACTGAACCGGCAACAGCTCAGATGCTGACAAATAATAACGTTGGTAATGCTTTAATAGAGAGCAATAATGGCGGTCGAGGATTCAGCAGAAACGTTATAAGAGAACTGAAATCTTTGGGAAATACTCACACTAAAATACAGTGGTTCTTTCAGTCAAAGAATAAGACATCAAGGATCCTGTCAAATAGTACAGGAGTAATGCAAAACGTTCTCTTCCCTGTGAACTGGGAAGACAGATGGCCAGAATTTGCGGAAGCAATAAGGAAGTATCAGAAAGAGGGTAAGAATGCTCATGATGATGCTCCGGATGCGCTGACTGGTGTATATGAGAATGATAAGCCTAAGGGAACATGGCTGGTATAGAGAGGTGAAAAAATGCTAACCCCTGACGAGATAAAAGAATTGATAGACAGTGACCGCATATCAGAAAAGAAGCAGTTCGCCCGGACAGGTGAAAGATACTATGACGGCGATCATGACATAAAGAAGTATAGATTGTTCTATTACAATGCGGACGGCGAACTGGTAGAGGACAAGACCAGAAGCAACGTGAAGATACCACATCCATTCTTCACAGAGCTGGTTGACCAGTGCACCCAGTACATCCTATCAGGGGATGGCATTGTAAAGTCCAACGACACTGAACTGCAGAAACACATGGACAAGTATTTCAACAACAATGATGAGTTCATGTCTGAGCTTTCTGACGCTATCACAGATATGCAGGTCAAAGGCTTTGCGTATATGTACGCATACAAGAATGCCAAAGATATGATGTCATTTGCAAATGCTGACAGTATCGGAGTTATTGAGGTAAGAGCTAAGGACACAGATGATGGTTGTGCATACACGATTTACCACTATACGGACAGGATAGACAAAGGGCACAAGACTATTGAGAGAATACAGGTCTGGGATGATAAGCAGACATATTATTATGTCCAGGTTGATAATGGGACGGTGGTGCTAGATGACACTGAACCAATCAACCCAAAGCCTCATGTACTTTATACAAAGAATAATGGAGATAAGGCCACCTACTTTGATGGATTTGGCTATATTCCATTCTTTCGGTTGGACAACAACAAAAAGCAGTTCTCAAGCCTTAAGCCTGTAAAGCCACTCATAGACGACTATGACCTGATGGCTTCCAGCCTGTCCAATAACCTCATAGACTTTGATTCCCCACTATATGCTATCAAAGGCTTTCAGGGAGACAACCTGAATGAGCTTCAGACAAACCTCAAAACAAAGAAGATCATAGGTGTAGGCGAGGATGGTGACGTAGATGTCAAGACTGTTGATGTACCATATCAGGCACGACAGGCAAAACTGGAGCTTGATGAAAAGAATATATACAGGTTCGGCATGGGGTTGAATACCGCCGGACTCAAGGACACATCAGCCACTACGAATATAGCCATCAAGGCGGCTTATTCTCTCCTTGACCTTAAGGCAAAAAAGATAGAGAAAGCTCTTAGAAAGTTCTTGAGGAGGATAGTAGAGATTGCCATTGACGAGATCAACAAGGCTGAGAACAAGGCATATAAGGCCGAGGATGTTTATTTTGAGTTCGCTCATGAGATTATGAGCAATGCACAGGAAAATGCACAGATAGAACTTACAGAGGCTCAGGTAAGGCAGACAGAGATCAATACAATACTTAATGTTGCAAGCATACTTAATGATGAGACGATTATCAAAGCTATCTGTGATTGGCTTGATATTGATTATGAGGAGATCAAGGACAAGCTGCCTAAGAATGAGGAGGAGAACACGAAAGAGACTCAGAAGGTGCTTGATAACATCAATACAGATGGCGAGAACGGAGGTGGAGCAGATGGAAAATAAAAGATACAAGATAGATTTAGATACAAGAGCGGTGAAGATGCCGGCTGGCGAGGTCATCGGTGTATATCATGACAAAGATGTAAACCGGCTGACATTTGAAGTGCCGGCAGCGTATAAGGGCATAGATCTCACTGAATATCAGATATCAATCAACTATGTGAATGAAGAAGAGCAGAAAGATGTGTATTATATCGAGAATTGTATCCTCTTTGGCGATGCAGGCACTATAACATTCGATTGGTTGGTAGGTGCTACTGCATGTGCAATGCCGGGAACTGTCGGCTTTACTGTATGCTTCAAGAAGCTTGATAGTGAGGGTAACATCATCAACGAGATCAACACCAAGCTCACAAGAATGAAGGTTCTTGAGGGCTGTGAAGCAGTTGAGAGTGAGATTGAAGAGCGGTATATGACAGACCTTGCAGGACAGCTTTACAAGGAGATGGAAGAAGTAAAAAAATCTGTCAGTGATAGAAATACCAAGATAGCCACAGCTATCACTGAAAAAGGAGTGGCTACAGAACCAACAGATTCGGCGGATGTGATGGCTGAGAATATTAGAAAGATACCGACAGGTACATCGAACTCACAGATATTAAGCACAACAATGATATCCGGCGTGGTGCAGTGCCGAGTGACACATGAGATAGATAATACATTAGATTAAAGGAGGAAGTATATATATGTTGACAAATAATTTTGCTGGACTCGTCAGTTTAAATTGTCAAAGTAGCTCAGCTAATTATAATGTGTGTAAAACTACAGACGGCAAACCAGCCAGTGGAGGTTATAGTTGGCTAAGATCAATAATGCCTAACTCATTATTACTCAAAAATGCGCCTAGCTCATCCGCAACCGGAGTTTATATCGTATTGGGAACAGGCACAACACCAGCAACAGCAGCGGATATATCGCTTGAAAATGTGACAGAGGACTATGAAATCATCACACAAACCAAAGATGTGCCATTGAAATTCTCAAGCTCTATTATGACTATCACTAGAGTTATACGAAATACAGGCAATGCACCATTAACCATATCAGAGGTAGGGTTATATGCGAGCTATTCAGGTGGGTTTATGGGAGCAATGATGTTAGCACGTGAGGTCATCGAACCGGTAACGTTGGAACCCGGCGAGAAGCATTCGTTCACAATGGACATATGCGTACAGTAGACATAAAACAAGGTTAGATTTTAGCCTTGTTTTTGGGGATAAAAGATGAATAAAGCACAAAAGCAAGTAATTAAAGCTCAACTGAATAGAGAAAAGCAGGCAATCAAAGAACTCAAACAGGTATATCAGCGGGCATTGAGAGATTGTGAGCAGAAGATAAGAGAGCTTTCAGAACGAACTGATATGGAGAATCTGCAGAGCATCATCTATCAGAAACAGTATCAGGAGGCTTTGAAAGCGCAGCTTGAGGGTGTTCTGAGTAACCTGCAGTCTAACTCATATGCAACTGTGTCTGACTACCTGACGAAGTGCTACAGAGACGGATACACAGGCGTCATGTATGACCTGCAAAAGACAGGTATTCCAATCATCATGCCGATAGATCAGGCGGCAGTTGTGAGAGCTATTCAGACGGACAGCAAGCTCAGTAAGTCGCTATATGACAAGATGGGCGAGGATGTGACATACCTCAAGAAAGCGGTCAGAGCAGAGGTATCAAGAGGCATTGCAAATGGCTCAACGTGGAATGAGGTGGCTGGTAAGCTCTCAAGACACATGGCAAATACTCCATTTCAGAAGGCTTATAACAACTCTATCCGCATTGCGAGGACTGAAGGGCATCGTATACAGGTACAGTCAGCGCTGGACGCTATGTATATTGCAAAAAGCAAAGGGGCAGATGTATTGAAACAGTGGGATGCCACTCTTGACGGAGCAACGAGAGAACATCATCAGATGCTTGATGGACAGATCCGGGAAGTCGATGAGCCCTTTGAGGTTGGTGGTCGTAAGATTAAGGCTCCTGGAATGTTTGGAGATCCGGCAGAGGACTGCAACTGCCGTTGTTGCTTATTGCAGAGAGCAAGGTGGGCGCTGGATGATGAAGAGCTTCAGACTCTGAGAAAGCGAGCGGAATACTTCGGGTTGGATAAGACAAAGGATTTTGAAGAGTACCAGACGAAGTACTTTAAGGTGTCGTTTGAGATTGAGCATGAAAAAGATGTTGCAAATACCCAAAACGGTGATAGTATAAGAGATATAATGTTCAAGGCATCAAAGTCTGATGCTGGCATTATTAGAGATGAAAAAGCTGTTGTTGACGCATATTCACAGTTACCGGATAAAGTTCAGAAAGCAATGGCTGATGTAACCTTTAATATGGGGCAGAACGGCAGTAGTTGTGATGTGAAAAAAGGCATTATTAACGTTGCCAAAGGCGCTGAGAAAGAGGATATAGACCATGAATTTGGACATCTGATAGAAGAACGTATGCTGAATCCTAAAGTTGTGGAAAAGTATAAGAAATATTTAACTGAGGGATTAAGCGATAAAAATATTACTACGGAAATATACGAAAATGATGCAGGGCAAAAATTTGCAATATATATTTTGCATGGCGATAAATTTATTAGCGAATATCAAGGCAGGTTATATGTTAGCCGCATATCTGATGCTGTTAATCCGGATGGAAGTATAAAAACTGAATTTTTATTGGAATCCACCTCAGAGCTTTTCAGAGTGTATCAAAAAGATAAAACAATCCTTAGTACATATGAAATCGGGTTAGTAGAGGAGTCTTTAAAATGAATTTAAAAGAAGAATTTTTAAATATTACATCGTATGAAGAATATAATAAACAAAGAGAAAAGTTTGGTACTTTGCCTCGTGATGCAGAATTTTTATCTCATTTAGACAAGTTGTATGGTTCAGGATACGTAGGCGGAGATATAGCCAATGGAGTTATAGAAGAACTATATAAACCCGGCAAAAGACACATAGGAGAAGAATAGAAAATAATGCTAGATGGATTACGAGCACTGTACAGAGATGTATGGTGTTTTTTTTATGCAAAAAATAGGAGGATGAAAGAATGCAGAAGTACATTGGAACAAAACAGATTGAGGCAAGACCGATGACAAGAGGCGACTATAACAATTACAGAGGATGGCAGATTCCAGCGGAAGAAAATCCAGCAGATGAAGGCTATCTCGTAAGATATTCAGATGGATATGAGAGCTGGTCGCCGGAGAAGCAGTTTAACGAAGCATACAGACCATGTGACAACATGACGTTTGGAATTGCTCTTGAAATGCTCAAGAAGGGCTTCAGAGTTGCAAGAAAGGGTTGGAATGGCAAAGGAATGTTTGTTGTATTCCAGAAGGGATATCCTGATGGCATACCATGTAACAAGCAGACCGCAGAAGCCTGGGGAATCAGCGAGGGTGACTTATTCAAGTGTAACCCATATCTGCAGATCAGATGTGTTGATGGTTCACACTCCATGTGGGTGCCGAGTATAAACGATTGTCTTGCTGAAGACTGGATAATAGTGAAGTAGAAACGGAATAGCAGATAATTCAGACCGTGTTTTTACCATGGTCTTTTTTTATGCCCAAAATCGGCTCAAGGCAGTAAAACTGTGACCGACAAAGAATAACTCCGGCAAGAGTGATAACTGCCATGTGTGGCTACGATTAAAGCCAGAAAGGATGGAACAATGGAATTAAAGGAACTGTTAGGAGATGACCTGTATAAGCAGGTACAGGCGAAGATTGACGAGAAGAACAGCACAGAGACAGATAAGCTCAAGCATGTAAGATACACAGATCTGTCCGAGGGCAAGTACGTCAGCAAGGAGAAGTATGATTCAGAACTTGAGAAGCTCAACGGACTGATCACCGGCAAAGACACGGAGATTGGCAATGCAAATAAGCTCATTGAGGAGCTTAAGAAAGCTTCCAAGGGTGACGAGGGCATGCAGCAGAAGATATCAACTTATGAGACAGAGAATGCAAGGCTTCAGAAAGAGCTTGAGGAGACTAAGGTCAACTCAGCTATCAAGGTGGCTCTGCTTGAGGCTCATGCGGTTGATACTGATTATATGACCTATAAGATCAAGACAGCCCTCAAGGAGAAGAATGAGGAGCTTAAGCTTGATGATGAAGGCCACATAAAGGGATGGGATAACATGCTCACAGACTTAAAGACACAGTTCCCAGCTCAATTCACAGCTTCATCCGGCTCAGATGATGGCGAGAGGCACATCATTGAGAATAGACTGCCAGATCCTACAAATAAAGATACAGGACTGACGAGAGAAGACATATTGAAGAAATCATATGCAGAGCGTGCTAAGATTGCCCAGGAAACACCTGAGCTATATGAAGCTGCTATGCATGGAACAAAGTAAGGTAGAAAGGAAAAGGTGAAAGAATATGGCAATTACAAAGGTAAGTGACCTCATTAACCCAGAAGTAATGGGGGATATGATTGATGCAAAGGTAGAGGCACAGGCCAAGCTTTTAAAGTATGCCCATGTTGATACATCCCTTGAGGGTGTACCAGGAGATACAAAGACAGTTCCATCATGGAATTATATCGGCGATGCTGAGGATTTTGATCCGGAATCAGGAGATGAAATTGAGGCATCTAAGCTCACAGCAACAAAGAAGACATTCACTATTAAGTGTGCAGCTAAGAGCGTATCAATATATCAGACAGCAATCAATAGTGGTTTAGGGAACCCTGTTGGACAGGCTGAGACTCAGCTTTCAAAGTCTATTGTAGGCAAGTTGGATAATGATCTGCTTGATGCTGCATACACATCAGAGAATGTATATACACCAGATACTCTTGCAGTAATCGGATATGATGGCATTGTTGATGCTAACACAAAGTTCGAGGATGAAGAGGATGGAATAGAGAAGGTTATGTTCATAAACCCTAAACAGGAGGGAACGCTTCTCAAGGATGACAACTTTAAGTCAGCGGACAAGTTTGATAAGAGCGTTATTGTGACAGGCTCTATAGGTAAGATTGGATCATGCTGGGTAAAGAAGTCAAAGAAGATCAAGCTCATGACTTATGAGAAAGACACAGAGAAGGGAACTATTACTATAGTGGCTGATTCAACTGCTGAGTCAGACACAAACAAGCATCTTAGTACAGTTCAGCCAACATGCAAAGATGAGCTTGTAATCGGTGATAAGGTTAAGAGCCTTGCAGCTGGTTCACAGTATTATCTCTGCCCTATTATCAAGCTCCAGCCTGATTCAGATGAGACCGAGTTTACAGAAGAGGAAGCTCCAGCTCTTACAATTTTCCTCAAGAAAGATGTTCAGGTTGATCACGAATGGTTACCGAAGAAGCAGAGACATGATATCACAGCATCTAAGTATTATGGTGCTGCACTCACCAACGCTTCAAAGGTTGTACTTGCTAAGTTTAAGAAGTAAGGCGGTGGTCATATGATCATGACTGTCGATGAACTTAAGAAGTATGTAGACACCGAGGAGAAAGATTCAGTGCTTGAGGCTAAGCTTCAGGCACTGGAACTCCTGATCAGAAAATATACAAATAATAATTATCAGGACAGGAACAGGCGGTTTGTGGCTCCTGTGGACGCTGTGACAGGCTTTCAGTATGCATCTGAGCTGTTCAAGGTTGGCGACACTATACAGGTGTCAGAGTCACGCTACAACGATGGCTTGTACACCATCAAAGCTGTGGATATGGACAATGGACATATAGAGGTGAATGAGGAGCTTGTAAGCGAACCGGTCGTCATGGTGACAAAGATAGTATATCCGATGGATATCAAGCTGGGAGTTGCCAACATGCTTTCATGGGATTTGAACAACAGGGATAAGGTTGGTGTGCAGTCTGAGACCATCAGCAGGCACTCTGTGACCTATTTCAACATGGATGGCGACAATTCCCTCATGGGATATCCAAAGTCGCTTCTTGGCTTTTTAAAGCCGTACATGAAAGCGAGGTTTTGAACATGAGAGGAATAGGCGGAAATGCAGTTGCGGACATACAGATCAAGAGCATAACCAGAAATGAGATAGGTGAACAGGAAGTTGCATGGGTGTCAGAAGATACCTTGACCGGTTGGCTTGATCTCTCAGGCGGTGACAGCAAGTACACAACATACAATGCCAAGGTGCAGGAATCAACGCACATGTTCATAGCTGATTATAAACGTCTCAGTGACATGATCAAGGCTGAGAACAGCCGTATGGTGGTTAATGGTCAGGTATATGACATCATGCTGATAGATGATCCGATGGGGATGCATGAGCAGCTTGAGATATATCTGAAGTTCACAGGAGGGCAGTAATGGGATATGTGGAGTTCACAGACAACAGAATAAAGGTTGAGGCGGCTCTGAATGATTCGATTGTAGCCTTCTTGTACGAAGCTGCTGTAGAGGTTGAGGCTCAGACCAAGATAGCACAGACAAGAGTTGATACAGGTCACACCAAAGGCGAATGGACTCACTATGTCGATGAAGATAAGGGTGAGGCTGTTATTGGCAATCCTCTTGAGAATGCTATCTGGGAAGAGTATGGAACAGGTGAATACGCACTGAAAGGTAATGGACGCAAAAAACCATGGGTCTATAAGGATGAGCGTGGCAACTGGCACACAACTCATGGTAAAAAGCCTCTCAGACCTTTACAGAAAGCCTTCGACAAGACAAAGGGCAAGATCATCAGGCGACTGGGTTCTATTCTCAATCAGACATTCAGAGAGTAAGGCGGTGATGGCATGACAGGCGAGACATTATCATATATCAACAGTGTACTCACAGATGAACTTGAGATACCATACGCATTCATGGAGTGGCAGGATGACCCACCAGAGGCATACTTTGTCGGTGAATATTCTGAAGGTGATACTCCTGAAGAGGATGGATGTCAGGAAATAACATTCATCATAGATGGATTCACAAGAGGCTCGTGGTTCAGCCTGGAGAAGTACAAACAGAAGATAGAACAGAATATTGAACGAACGGCAATCCTTGCAAGTGGTGCGGGGGTTGCCGTTTTTTATGGGAATGCGTCACCGATTCCAACAGGGGATGCAGACCTCAAACGTATACAGATCAATTTGACTATTAAAGAATATAAGAATGGAAGGTGATTATATCATGGCAGATACATTAACTTATGAAGAGTTTAAGTCATCCGGTATCACAGACAAGACACCGAAGAACATTGTGTTTGGTGCCGGAACGATTCACAAAGGGCTCAGGTATGACGCATCAAAAAAGACATGGAACTTTGCTGAGTCTTTGATCGGTGCAACATCCGGCGGTACAAAGCTGTCAATCAAGCCTGAGCTCAAGGATATAGAGGTCGATGGTGCATCAGTTAAGGTTAAGGAGTTGGCAGTTAAGACAGGTGAGACAGCACAGATGGACACTAATATGGTGGAGCTGTCGCCTGAGACGATCAAGATGGCTATTATCGGACAGAATGGCACATCAACAGCGGAAGGATACGATGTGATCGAATCCAAGGCAAGAATCGAAAAGGATGATTATATTGAGAACTTCGGTTATATCGGAAGATTCTTAGATGGTCGTCCTGTTATCGTGATCTTTGACAATGCGCTCTGTACATCAGGCCTTGAGATAGAGGGCAAGAACAAGGAGAATGGCACATTTGCGCTGACTATGGAGTGCTATGCGGATCTGTCACCGGCAGCTGATACATTGCCATACCACATCTATCTGCCTACCGGTACGACAACGGAGCAGGTTCAGCAGTCTATAGATTCCAGTACAGAAGTAACAGACTAATTGACATAGAAAAGGAGAGATAATCATGGGAACAACCGAGATAAAAAAGAATAAAGATGTAGTAGAGAATACCGAAGTAGTAGAAGATGCCGAGGCAACAGAAGATGTGCAGGAGATCAAGCCATATACGCTTAGGAATCCCAAAGCAACAGATATAGCCGCATTCTTGAAGCTGTTCAGTAAGCTGGGAGTAAAGGACTTCAAAGACTCGTTCAGCGGCAATGGGTTCAAAGAGCTTATAGCCAAGGAGCGTGAGAAGGCTTCTGGTGATGGTGAGGATGATGAGGACACATCGAAGTTCCTTGAGAATGTGGGTATTGGTCTTGCATTCGAGCTTGTAGATGTGATCCTGACAAAGCTGTCAGACTGTCAGCGTGAGGTATTTGTCTGCCTGTCACACCTGTCAGGAATGACAGTGGATGAGGTAGCAGATCTTGACCTCTCTGTATTCACACAGATGTTGTATGATGCGGTCACACTTCCAGGTTTTGCGGATTTTATCTGGGTTGTTTCAAACTTGTTCAAGAAGAGACAGTAGGCTATCTCAAGTTCATGGATCTGATATTTCGCAGATATGCGGATCCGTACACTCTGCTTGATACGATGATAGACAATCAGAGCTTTGATGAGTTTGTATGCACGTTTGTGCGTCTTGACGATGATGATAAGCTCTGGGATATGTATATTCACAAGTGTTGGGAAAATATATCATTCAATGACTTCAAGGCAAGGCTGTACGGCACATCAGGTGGCGGTTCACAGCCAGTCAGATCAGGGGCATTTGAGAGCAGAGGCGAGCTTGAAGCAACCATAAAGGATTCTATGTCAATCATAGAAAATTTTAAGCCATAGGGGCACACAGAACGTGTGTCTCTATTTTTTTATTATCGAGGAAAGGGGGTAGACCCTTTTGGAAGTATTTAAGATACTGGGAAGAATCGCAGTATCAAATGAGGATGCGAATGAGAAAATTGAAGAGACTGGCGACAAGGCAGAGAAGACAAGCAAAAAGATGAGTTCTGTGTTTGGCAATATCGGCAAGTTTGCGCTCAAGGCAGCAAAGGTAGCCGTTGTTGCGACAACAGCTATGGCCACTGGAATAGCTGGCATTACTGCTAAGGCTGTAAGCGAGTATGCGGACTACGAGCAGCTTGTCGGTGGTGTTGAGACACTGTTCAAGGACAGCTCAGATAAGGTTGTTGAGTATGCGAATAATGCATATAAGACGGCGGGGCTGTCGGCGAATGATTACATGGACACTGTAACGAGCTTTTCAGCTTCGCTGTTGCAAGGTTTGGAAGGCGATACAGCGCAGGCTGCCGAGTATGCGAATCTGGCCATAACAGACATGTCAGATAATGCCAATAAGATGGGCACCAGTATGGAGATGATTCAGAACGCATATCAGGGCTTTGCAAAGCAAAACTACACCATGCTTGACAACCTCAAGCTTGGTTATGGTGGTACTGCATCTGAGATGGCAAGGCTTATCAATGATTCTGGTGTACTCGGTGACACCATGACTGTGACAGCAGATAACGTCAATAGTGTGTCATTCGATAAGATGATTGAGGCTATTCATGTTGTGCAGACTAACATGGATATAACAGGCACTACCGCAAAAGAAGCAGCCACGACAATACAGGGATCCATCGGCATGGTGAAGTCCGCATGGGCTAATCTGCTCATAGGTATGGCAGACCCATCTCAGGATATGGGAGTACTGATGAATAACCTTGTTGATTCGGCTATGGCTGTAGCAGATAATCTTGTACCAAGGATAGCCGATACACTGCCGAGGGTGGTTACAGGTATATCAAGTCTTGCACAGAAGCTGGCACCGTACATACCGCCTCTTATTGAGCAGTTACTGCCATCACTTATACAGGGCGCAACATCGTTGCTGTCCGAATTGGTGAATAACCTTCCTGGCATACTTGAAACCTTGTTGCCCGGCATAGGTGGGGAATTGGGTCAGTCGATATCAACCGCTCTAAACTCTATTTTTAGCACCCTGACATCGATTTTACCATCGATTCTGCAGTTGGTTGGACCTGTGCTGACAACACTGACAACACTGCTTAATCTGCTTTTACCACCGATGATGCAGATTATTCAGGCGGTTTTACCGCCACTTACGAATCTGATCAATATGCTTTTGCCGCCGGTGACTCAGATTATTCAGTCTTTACTGCCTGTTTTGATGGCTATTTTGCAGCCTATACTTGAATTGTTACAGCCGTTTTTGGATATGTTGACACCGATTATCGACTTGGTAATGCAGGTAGTCACACCGCTGACAGATCTTATCAATATGATATTACCACCACTGGTGGAATTACTTTCGATGCTGATGGAAGATTACCTAAATGTGCTGCAACCAATCCTTGAATGGTATTGTAAGATGCTTTCAGGAACGCTTAAGTCTGCTATCAAGTTGATAGTTACAGCGATCAATAACTGTAAAGAATCATTTGCTGCAGCTTGGCGGGGAATCAAGAAGGCGTGGAACGCTGCACCAGAGTTCTTTAGTGGAATATGGTCAAGTATTAAGGGCACATTCTCTGCCGTAGGCACATGGTTCAGTGATATATTTGGCAAGGCTTGGGCTGGTATAAAGAATGCATTTTCACCGATGGTGAATTTCTTTAGCTCTACATGGCAGAAGATTAAGGGTATATTTAGCAAGGTCGGAACAGCAATAGCGGACGGATTATCTGGTGCTGTGACATCAGCGGTCAATGCGATACTTAGTAAAGCTACAGGGATTATCAATGGCTTTATCCGGGCAATCAATTCGGCTATATCAGTCTTGAATAAGATCCCAAAGGTGTCGATATCGAGAATAGATGAGCTTGACGCTCCGCAACTTGCTGAAGGTGGTGTGCTTAAGCGTGGTCAGGTTGGTATCCTTGAGGGTAATGGAGCTGAGGCTGTAGTGCCACTTGAGAAGAATACTGGCTGGATCAAGAAGGTAGCCGAGGATATGGCAGAGGCTACAGGTGGAGCAGTGACTGGTGATTCGGAATCACTGAAGGTACTTTATAAGATACTGGAGATTATAAGACACATAGATGACAACATGTATGAGTGGATACTGACAGCTCTTACAGAGGGTGTGAGATTGAAACTTGATGGCAGAGAGTTCGGAAGGATGGTGAGAAATGCTTGAACAGCTTAAATATGTGAATCATCTCGGTGAGGTTATAGAGTTTGGCAAGAAAGGAACATTTGCAAACAGTAATGATCTCAGAGATTATGAGTGGACATACGACAGCAGCAGAAACCGTGCCGAGAATTTTAGAAAAGGGGTGGTCTCAAAGACCATCCCTATTGTTATATCTGCGGCAAATAAGAAAAAGTGTACAGATATTAAGAATAGGCTGTATGAGGTTTGTGAGAAGGATATTATAGCAGAAAAGAAGGGAAGGCTCTATATAGGAGATTACTATCTTGAATGCTATGTGTTTAGTTCGGCGAAGAGCAATTATCTTGACGTGGCGACATCGATGAATCTGTCACTTAAAGTAGTAACAGATGGTGGCAGATGGATGAAGGAAGAGTTGCACAACTATAAGCATGTACCAGATAAGTTTATTGAAGGTAAAGGCTATGAGTATTGTTATGAATATGATTACAACTCAATTTCTGACAATATCAGTAAGCTTGAGGTGGATGACTTCAGAAACTGTGATTTTGTACTCAGCATACATAGTGGTGCTGTTAATCCAGTCATATATATTGACAATCATTACTACAGCGTTAGGTGTGTTGTTGGCGATGGAGATAAGATTGTTATTAATTCTGCAGAGCTTACGATAACTCTTGTGAAAGCAGATGGAACACAGGAAAACATGTTCAGATACAGGGACAAGCAAAGCGATGTGTTTGAAAAGATATCCCCCGGGAATCATCGTGTGATGTGGAATGGAAGCTTTGATTTTGATTTAAGTGTAATACATGAGAGAGGTGAACCAAAATGGACATAAGGTTGATATACACTGATGCAGACAGGGTAGAACAGGGATATCTCAAGAACTTCAATATAGATGTGGATGTTGCAAAGGATAAGGATTTCGAGGCCACTGTAGCGCAGGATAACAACATCCTGCAAGGCGGTTCTTGGTGGTATATCAACAACACTGAGTACGGCGGAATAGTTGATAATGTCGGTGTGGTGACATCCGACAGAGAAATCAAATACACTGGCCGAAATCTCAGAGGCATCTTGTGTGACAAGATCATAGAGCCTCCGGCGGGGACGGATTACAAGATTGTATCAGGTGATGCAGTTACAGTGATCAATAAGCTCATTGAAGTGGCTGGACTTAGCAGCATATATAGGATGACAGGCGAATCATGGAATATACAATCATTTCAGTTTAACAGATACATGACTCTCTATGATGGTATATGTGCGCTGCTGAATGCTCGGAACAGAGTTCTCAGGCTTGTGATTAAAGATGGATATGTGACTATGAGCTGTGTTGCACCTTACGATTATACAGAGGATAAGGATTGTATGAGGTCTGATATCAACTACAATATCACACAGATCAAGAACAGATATAATCATTTAATCTGTTTAGGACAGGGGGAGCTTAAAGATCGTCAGGTGTTGCACTTGTATGTGGATGGTCGAGGAAACATCACAGATACACAAGTATATACGGGCATGAAAGAGCGCACAGCTGTATATGATTACAGCTCAGCTTCCAGTATTGACGAGCTCAGAACCAGAGGCATAGCAAAGCTTCAGGAGCTCAATGCAGACAGTCTTGACATGACACTTCCGGATATGTCAATGCAGATTGGGGATATCACAGGTGGCACAGAGAAAATCACAGGAGCAACAGTAAAAAAGCAGATAACAAATATCATAGCGAAGATAGATGATAACAGCATAGACATTGAATATTCAGTGTCATAGAAGAAAGGCGGATTTTATGAAGATAATAACAGGAAAAACAGGGAAACCACATGTAACGAGTGCAGATGATAGAGCCTTGCACAGAGCAGAATGGGATGGCGATGGATTTTTGTCGGTCTCCCAGCCACCAGTGCTGGTTAATTCAACGACACTTAGAGTATATCCGTGTGACATTATGTTCCAGGGGTGCCATGCTAGGGTTACAGGTACATATGAAGATCTTACTTTCCCTAGTGGAGAAACAGGTAAAAAGCGAATTGATATGCTTGTTGCAAGATACACGCTGTCAGAGGAAGGTCTTGAGGATATGTCATTGCTGATCTTGACAGGACAGTCTGTAGAATCCTCACAGGAGCCACAGTTACCTGTGTATGAAACTGGCATAATAGCCAATAATGTAAGTGTCGCCGACATGCCGCTTTACAAAATTGTACACGATGGAATAAATGCAAGTGGGCCGGTTGCGATTGCATCAACTTTCCCTCCGCTTAGTAATAAATATACAAAAGAGGAGTCGGATTTAACTACAAAGAATATCAATCAGGCGATATCGAAAGCTGAAAAAACAGCGGCAGAGGCTACTGCAAAGGCACAGTCTACTGCAGATACCGCAGCATCACAGGCTGAGGAAGCTACAGGTAGGGCTGAGGAAGCGCAGAAAACAGCAGATACCGCAGTGTCGAAAGCGGATAAGGCGCAGGGCACGGCAGATACCGCAAAAACAGATGCTGCTAATGCGCAAAGCTATGCGGAAAAAATTGCTACAAAAAGCCTTGTTATATCTGATATAGTAGGCGCAACAGCGACTATACCAGGAACTGACGCAGGAACAACACTTCAATATGACGTTGAGGTAGAGTTGCCAAATAATACGGGTAGAATATTAGTTATTCCTAAAAATATCCCTAGTGGTGTCACATACATGGGATATGAAGCTACATCAATGAATCAGACTACATATTCGATAACTGTAAAAGCAAAAAATACAAACAAAGCAGATTCAAATATAAGCTTAGTTGTTGTGGGCGTTGCAAGACCTAAGAATCTTATATAGGGGGTTGAGCATGTATATAAATTTTGAAACAATAATTCAGGTTGGGAAGGTACTTGGAGCTCTTGCACTGATAGGAGGGATACTCATATCAATATATAAATGGTATTCCAGGCAGAATGAGCAGGATGCGGAGATCAAGAAGATGAAAGAGGAGCAGTGCATACTTACATATGGTACACTTGCGTGTCTTAAAGGCTTAAAGGAGCTTGGATGTAATGGACCAGTCACAGAGGCTATTGACAAGATGGAAAAACATCTGAACAAAGCGGCACATGATCAGGAATAGGAAGGAGATATAATCATGGATAAGTTAGCAATATTATTATTAGTTGTTGCAGTTCTTTGCACTTTGATATCGGTAATAACGGAATTTACAAAAGAGGTTGGAATACTGAAGAAGATTCCAACCTCTTTTCAGGTGCTTATAACAAGTCTCATCATATGTGAGATATGCTTGTTTGTAGCATTATCATATTTTGATATTCAGTTGCTATGGTATTACCCTGTAGCTGTATTCTTTGGTGCTTTTATTATTGCATTCATCTGTACCAGGGGATGGGACTATCTGATTGAAATATTTAAGAGGTTTTACAGAGGTGGAGACATAGAGAAGGAGCGTGATGAGAAATGAATGGAATAGACATCAGTGCCTGGCAGGGCGATGCCGGCATAGATCTCGGTAAGATAGCGTATGACTTCTGCATCGTGAAGGCGACAGAGGGAACAGACTACAAGAACAGATACTTTGCAGCGCATTGCGATAAAGTTTTGAGTAGAAAAAAACTTCTGGGAGTATACCACTATGCAAATAGCGGAGATCCACAGAAAGAGGCTGACTACTTCCTGGCATACTGCAAGAAGTACATCGGCAAGGCGGTACTTGTCCTTGACTGGGAGGCAAAGAATAACCCATTGTTTGGTGTAAAGGATTTGGAATGGTGCTTGCAGTGGTGCAGTTATGTGCAGAAAAAGACAGGCATTAAGCCACTGATATACATCCAGAAGAGCGCTATGGATGCAGTTAAAAAGTCCGGATATGGCTTGTGGATAGCTCAGTACTCAGATTATGTTGAGACAGGCTACCAGGAGCATCCGTGGAACGAGGGAAAGTATAATTGCTTGATCAGGCAGTATACATCCGTTGGCAAACTCTCAGGTTACAACGGTAACCTTGACCTCAACAAGGCATATATCAGCGCTGCGAGCTGGAATAAGCTGGCAGGCAAGGCTAAGATCAAGCCTACATCTACGACAGCAAAGAAGAGCGTCAACACGCTGGCTAAAGAGGTGCTGGCGGGCAAGTGGGGCAACGGTACTGATCGTAAGAATAGACTCACAAAGGCTGGATATGATTACAATAAGGTACAGGCAGCAGTCAACAAGCTCGTCAAGGCTTCACAGATGTCAGAGGACAAGATCATCAATGCAGTTGCTCATGAAGTCATCATAGGCAAGTGGGGCAACGGACAGGAGCGTATCAATAGGCTTAAGGCAGCGGGGTATAATCCAACTATAATCCAGAACAAAGTCAATGAGATTTTGAAGTAGAACAGAGAGCCCATCATAGCAATATGGTGGGCTTTTTTTAGGGGCAATTTAGGGGCAATTTAGGGGCAAAAAATTGATTTGCCATGATATGTTATTACACGAAGTACCTTCAAAAAGTAACGTATTTAAGCCATTTTGAGATATTTTGACATATCAATATATTAATTATAAAATAAACAATATGTATAAATGTATACAATGGAGGAGAGAG